TGGATTTTTTTGGCGGCACGTTCAACAAATTTATCAACAACGGCGCTTGCTCCGCTATCGTCCGCCATTAGCTCCAAAACCAGGGTTTCTAACCGCATATTATGCTCCCAATACTATTTAATTTTAAACCCGCAACTATCCCCTTATTGCATCAACAAAGTCGGCGGGAAGGTTAAATTCTTGGGCTTTATTAGCCCAACTATTTCTATCCTCTTGTGATACTTGAGCATACTGACAAAATAGTGGGAAAATCGCTATAAAGTCGCTTGTTCCACGGTCAACAATATTGTTATAGGTTAAGGTAACGGCATAACAGAGATCCGGGTTGATTTGATTTAATGCGACCTTGTACGCCATATTTGCCGGGTCAGTCAACATGAATAGGTTAAAAGCAGGATAATTAGGTGGACGTTCTTCTGGCAATAAATCTCTAATTGTCCAATCAACTACCCATTCACCGTTTATTAGCTCTGGGGGCAAGGGATCTGGGACTTGATTATATCGGTCATATTCCGGGTATGGTAATTCTATTACCCTTGCAACATCAAACAGGCTTAAATCAACCCCTTCCAGGTCGTCAGAAAAGCTAAACGATGGATTATCCTTTTTAAATTGTTCTACTGTGTACGGATAAATATTTCCGCTTGAAGTTAATCGAATTAATTTCATAGTAAGTTACTGTAAAAGCCACCTAGTACCATCATAAATCCAAGAGTTGGCACCATAGGAAAATGTGTCCAAAGCACTAGGGCTGGAGGGCAAATCAAGCGGATTAGTAATAGGTCTTATTGCCACAACCGACATAGCACCATCTATTGATGAACTAGGGTGAGTTGCATCATCAGAAGGCCATGTAGTTGAGCCGGGACTTGATGTGTTTTGATACGCATTCATCCGAAAATTTCCGGCTATATGTTGCAGTATCTCGGTATAAAGATTGATGCTTCCATACCCTAAAGTTGTCGAACTTTCGAGGCTGATAAAAGCAATAATTTTGTCATCAGTTGAAGAAAGGGTAAGCCCAGGGATTGTAAAGCTACTCATATTTGTATCCCCAGCAATTGCAGATGAAGCTATTGGACTGGTGCCATCGGCATTACGATAAATCAACCAAATAGTTACTTCAGCACCAGTCCAGGTTCCCGCTGGGGTATCTGAGCCGGTAGCAATCCTATAAGCCAACCGAGTCGGAGACTCTGAGCTTTCAGTGATTACCTGTAGTTGGGTATAGCCAGAAGCCAAAGTGGGGGCTGTTGATGAAGCTGACGAGCATACAATTATTACATCGCCCGCTCGATGCTCTGGTAGTGTTGCCGTGGTAGTTCCGCCTACCGACCCAATCAACTCCAGATCGCCTACAGGGATTAATCCCTCAAGCTCAATCCAGGCACCGTCATAGTAAGTACATTTGCGTAAATCAAAAGAATTACGCCAAACATCACCCACAGCAGGTGAGGATGGCTCAGTGGCAGAGATGGTATTTTTTGCCCCGCCAGATGACTGATTGCCCGGAACTAATTGCGTTCCATTCCATTGCAAAATCTGCCCAGGAGATATTCCCGACAAGTCAACGTCCGAATGGCTATCTATACTCCCACTGGCGCTGACTTTGGCGGTATTTACCGCAACCTGAGATTTAACGCTGGCATACTCGGAGTCAACAACAGTGTTGGGGCTATACGCCTGAACGGTTACGCCAATATCTGACTGCTTTAAAAAAGTTGCCGCTGACTCGTAAAATCCCCGTTCCCAGACTTGCCAGCTTGCCCCATCCCAATAGCAATAAACAGCCCTCAACCCTGCGGAAAGGGATAGGGTGACAACCGGGGTATCATCAAACTCCGCAACAGTTACAGGGTTGGTTCCGTCACCAATATTGGTTATTTCTACTTCAAAATAATCACTTCCATCCACGTCGGGAAGTTTGATCGTAGTAGGGGCTGAAGGCAAAACAAACTGAAAATAATCGTCAAGCAAGTCTAGCTGAATACTGGATGTTGGGACAGCGTTCAGCTTCAGGTTTTGTTTGCTGTCTAATTCAGACCGCAAATCTTGGACTTGCTTGATTTGAATAGCCATTAGTCAGCGAAGTAGTAGGCAACGACTTTATCGGTGGTTTCTAGCGAGAATCCAGCATTGGACGCACTCCAGGTCAGAGCAACACCACTCAGGCTAAAAGCAGGACTGGCTTCTGTAGAGGCAAAAACTTGTCCATTGACAGACAGTTTCATGGCACTACCAGCCGTAGGAGTGGCCGACAAATCATCCAGGGTATTGGTGGCCGTGACAGCGATCTGTTCTGCTGTTTCAGGATTAACCCCAGGACTACCGGGGTTAACCTCCTGGTAAACATTTTTTAGCGTTAGGGCGATCGCCGCATCAGTAGGATACTTGTCAGCGGTGAATCGGTAGGGGAAATAAATATCAATATCCGTGGCAGGGCTGATGCTGTGAGCCGTCTCAACACCACCATCCAGAACGTAATAGGTCAGGGTGTAAGCCCCACCCGCCTCGGTAATGCGCCCATAAACCTCGTTATTAGACCCATCCGCTAGCTTTGTTTTTGTGGCGTTATCAAAAATCTCAACCCGGTTGTGATCGCCAGTGGTGATTACGCCCTGCCCCTCGCTAGTGCTAATCTGCACCGGCACAGCAGTCCCACCTCTTCCGGCGGTGCCCAGGGCAGTGGTAATTTCAGTTGTGATCACACCACTGCCACCAGTTGCCTCGAACGCAGAGATACCTACCCAACCGGCATTAATCCAATCTAGTTGCTTGCGCTGTAAAAGAGCCATTTTACCCCCTAATAGTAATAGATTTCTAGCTCGTCAATAACATCCAAAACTTGTGCCCCAAGCCAAACAACTTGGTTCCCATTAGTAATATTGTAATCAACACCATATCTAACTTTTTGTCCGTTAAAAAAAAGCTTGCTCATTTGCGGAGTAGTAGGCGAGTAAGAAAGAAAAAAACTGGACTGCCCTGCTGAAAGTATTGGCAAAATATCTTTGGTTTCGCTAACTTCATAGTTGACGATAATCTGGCTAAGATTTGAAACTTCAACAACTAAAACTTCTGGGATTAGAACCTGAATATCTAATACAGTTGGGGCGATTATCAATTCAAAAGGTGACCCGTGAACAACTTGCAACCCCTCCAATTGAGGCTGATAAACTACTGGGCAGTCCATTATTCCGATACCCCCGGTACAACCTCAACGTAGGAAACATCTATCAACCTTAAATTGTTATCTGAATCAGACAAATCCTCTAGCAAAGCATCCCAGCACCAAACGTGGGTGCCGATAATCACATCACTGGGCCTGTTCCTCCGGGTCTGGGGAGTGCTGTCGGTCTGCGATGCGGTTAGGTATAGCTCCCACGTTGTTAAGTCGGTGCCAGCGTCGTAGACAGGCGCAGTCACGTTGAATATCGCCAGGGTGGTAGGCTCCCCTGGTTTTCGCCTTATTTGAGCCTTCAGCCCGTAACCAGTGGTTTTATCCCCAGGCACCTTGATCAGCATGGTGAAGCGGCTCCCTTGCTTCACCCTGTAATCATGTTTGTTCTCCCACGCCGTCAAATGGTGCTGTGGCATATCCCTAAAAAAATTCCTGCTTAATACTAAACACAGCCATTAAGCACTCCTATAAATACTCCTATAGCACCGCTTAATTTTTTCTTAAACGGCTCAAATCATTATGTTGCAAGGTCTTCAGCCTGCGACTCGCTTGCCAATAGCCCCAGGATTGACTCGTAATCAGCCGACGTTAAGGGCATATCATAGGGGTCGATCGCCAGCTTCTCTGAGTCCTCCACCGTGGCGGCGATCGCCGGTACAGCTAGCTCTGTCGGTTGAATACTTTCTTCCTTCATGTAGTTTTCCCCTAGGGTAATTGAAGTCCCAAATTCAGTCCCACCAAAACGGGAATCAATAATGGTTTTTCTGTTTAAACCAATATCAAAATAAATTTTGTCCGCCTTGGCATACTTCTCATAAGTATCGGCCAGTTCCTCGTCGGACTTAACCAAAATGCTAGGAAAAGTGATGCTATAGCGCAGGTCTTGCCCCCTGGTGGGGCTATCCGCTGCTGTAAGGGCAATATCCGTCAATCTTGCCAGCTTCGGCAAGATAACATCAACTTGGTAGTTTGCCACAAGCTCAGCCCATTGCTTCTGATCGCTTTTACCAGACTCCGACATTGCCCCTTGATTAGTTGCCTTGAACAAGCGACTTTTAGGGACACCAACTGCTGCCACAAATTGGTCAATGGTCTTTTCAATTAACGGTTCAAGCCCGGAAAAATTACGATTAACAAAGTCAATTTCCTCCCGGTCTGCGTCCAGCACAAAACCACCTAAACTGCTCACCATTTGCAAAAAAGTCGAGAATCTTTTCTGTAAATCAGTATTTTTCTTTTGCAGGGCTAAATTTGCCAGGTCTTTCATTTTGTAGCTAAATAGACTGGCGGTTTGAAGATAATTATAAACAGCATTACTGGTCAATTCCATCGAACAAAACTTCTGGTAAATTGACTGCAACCTTGAGTCAGAACGATAGCTTTTTTCTCTGAATCTACTTCCGGTAGAGTAACTTCCGCAAAACTCAATCACCCTTGACCTATGGACGGTGACCGCATTTTCTTTATGGGTTGAAACAATATAATTGCCACCACTGGACACTTCCCCATTAACGATAACCATGGGGACATAGCTAATAGAATCCCTCCCAAAAATAGAGCCACCGTAAACAGTAGAAATGCGATTAAAATCCATTGGCTCAGATGGGTCTAAACCATCATCCACATCTACCCAAATATAGGCATTGCCTTCAATGTTGGCGACAATTTGAGCCTCCTTTATTGCATCCTTCCCCCAAAAACTTCTGTCGGCAATGTCGATAAACTCAATGCCTTCTATGTAGTCGGCAATATCTCCTGATTCAATATTGGTGTCGGTGATGTTCCACTGGGGCATTAGCCGCAAAGAATCGGCAGGGTAAGCCGTCACAGCTTCCCGCAAAAGGTCACTGGACTCAATCAGGTTATAGCAATCACCGCAGGACAACTTAGGGATTTTGTTTATGACAATTTCACTACCAACGTCTTTATTGGTTCCAACTCTATTAATACGATTACCAACAGCGGCTAAAGCCTTAACCATCGTTTCGTCAAATATTAGTAATTCTTCCATGGTTTTAATATTTACTGCGGGTCATTAAATATTAAAATGATTAATTACTCAAAAAAAGACCGGGAAATTTTAATTAAAACTGTTTGGGGAGAGGCGAGGGGAGAGCCGACAAACGGCAAAATGGCGGTGGCTTTTGTAATCATTAATCGCACTATCAAGTCTCAATGGCCAAACACAATAGAATCGGTTTGCTTGCAACCTTGGCAATTTTCCTGCTGGAATGACAACGATCCGAACCGGGGCAGGGTGAACAACCTAAATGTTGAGTCCTCAGAACCCGTTATTGCTGAAGTGAGACGGTGCGTTGAACTCGTATTGCAAGGATTAGTGACCGATAACACTAACGGCGCAGACCATTATTATGCCGATTGGATTGCTGTTCCCCATTGGGCCAAAGGGAAAACACCATCAGCCGTGATTGGTCGCCACAGATTTTTCAATTTAAGACCTTTGCCCTCTACCCCTAAACCACCGCCCCAGGAGGATACACCAGTGGGATTAAATTACTTTCTTAATTTTGCAATGGGCTTAGATACCGATGGCCGTCTGGAGGACGGCAGGCTTGTTCTGCGGTCAATTTCAGAGCAGGGAGGACGCACCCATCAGATTTGGATTGCGACCACATCGATCGCCAGTCGCCAACAGCCAGAAAGTTTTCACCAGCGGGGCGGGCCTATTCCCCCGGAATATCGGGTGCCTAACTTACGGGCTTGGGAGTGTGAAACCACACCCATCAATCTTTCCCACGTCAAAGGGATTGAGGGGAATTTCTACAAGATTCTGCCATTCTCTGTGACCACTGATAAGGGTGGAGCTAGGAGTGACCTCGGTATTCACAGGGACCCCGTGCCGGGTACACCAGGATCTCTTGGTTGCATTGTTATGTCAGGCGATCGCTTCAAGTCTTTTGAGGGGGAAATGCGACGGCTCAAAGATTTGGGGATTACCAAAATCCCTCTATTTGTTACCTACCCCACCAATTAAAAGCAATGAACAAACTACCCATTTCTGAATACTTCAAATACCATCCGCCTGTTACCGAGTTGCGAAAAGAGCGCCACGCTAAGATTAATCAATTGGCCCTAGATTTTGCCGAGTATGTGGAGGCAAACATCAAAGACGAGGACTGTAAAAAAATGACCTTTTTTGCTATCCAGCAAGCCAGGATGTTGGCTAATCAAGGCGTTACAATTGATGAATTACACGGTGGTTAAAGCAGTGAAATACATCGATCTAGACAGTGACCTTGTTGACCTAATCTGTTTTGTGATTGCCGCTATCCTGGCGGTGATTGCCCACTTTTTCCCCCGTGATTCTCCCAATGGGCTAGCCGAATTTTCCTACCTTGCCGCCGGTTCTGCTCTGAGGGGATTAGGGGCAGGGCGGGGCAACTTCGACGAACCATTGTGAGCAAAAATATTAATATAGCTGTATGGGAAAAAAGTCACAAAGTTCTAACGGAATTCAGATGGAATTATTTCCTTCTGAAAAATCCGAGCGGGCTATTGACTGGCGCAAAAGTATAGTTGAACATTCCGCTACTCAGCATAAATTGTGGAAGGGTGTTTACCGTCAAATGGCGTTAAATTTACAGGGGGAATTATCCCCCCAAGAAACTAAGCAGATAGGCGACAACCTACGCAATGCCGCCACTTGGCTAAAGCAGATAACCGAGTCATTGGTGTTGGCAGAACAGCATGAGCAAGCCGCTTTAATGGCTAATCAATCTAATATTGATATTACCCAAATTAGTGATGAAGAGTTAGACGCAATCCTCGATAAATATGTCTGAAATATTGCGGAAACGTGCCAAGGTAAAGTTTACTTGTGAGCATAATCTAGAGGCTCGGTTAGCGTTTAAAACCAAGTGCAAACGTGACATTATCTTTTGGGTTAATAACTTTTGCTATACCTACGACCCCCGGCTAGATAATCCTAACGTGCCGTTTATTTTGTTCCCCAAGCAGGAAGAAATCGTTCTATTCTTTGAGTCTTTATTCAGAGAAAAGCGGCGGGGGTTAATGGACAAAAGCCGGGACGTAGGGGCTACCTGGCTAATTGTCGCTTTCCTTGCCCATAAATGGCTGTTTTACGATGGGTTTAAAGGTTCCGTTGGTAGCCGCAAGTTTGCCCTGGTGGATAGTGCCGGTGACCCGGACTCTATCTTTGAAAAGATTAGGATGTTAATCAGTACCCTACCGGAATGGATGTCCCCCACCGGTTGGGAAAAAGAGTCGAAGATTGGCATGATCAAAAACCCCCAGAACGGCTCTACTATCTCCGGGGAGGGGTCCGATAACTTGGGTAGGGGCGGACGTTCTACTGTTTACTTCGTTGATGAGGCGGCGTTCATTGAGCGTTCTAAAAAGGTGATCGCCGCCCTATCTCAGAACACTGATTGCCTAATCCAGGTATCAACCCCCAATGGCACGGACAATGAGTTTTACCGAGGCATTAGCTCTGGGAATTATCCCCGCATTTCCATTCACTGGAAAGATGACCCTAGAAAGAATAAATGGGTTGCCGAAAATGGCTCGACTGGGACGGGGTGGGATGCTCCGATGGATGCGGTCTATCCCTGGTATGAACGCCAATGCCTTGACCTAGACCCGGTTACAATTGCCCAAGAGCTAGATCTTGACTACTCGGCAAGTGTAGAAGGCATTTTAATCAAATCGGTGTGGGTTAGAGCCGCCATTAATGCCCATCATAAAATCCCTGGCATCCTATCAGCGGCGACAGAGTTATCCGCCGGGTTGGACGTTGCTGCCGGGGGGAATAATAAATCGGTGCTCACCCTCCGCCGTGGCCCGATGGTGTTGCCCGACATATACCGCTGGGGTGAGCTTGACCCAGTGCAACTTGCCTACACCGTTGACAGTATGCTCCGGGAGTTAGGGGTAAAATACTTCTGCTTTGATGCCGATGGCGTGGGGGCAGGGGTTGCTGGAACTTTAGACCAAATCCCCGATAAGCCTTATTTCGTCACGCCTTTCCATGGTGGCGGTACCAAGGGGCTGGAGTTTATCAAATGGGGGGATGTCACAGCTAAGGAGAAGTTTCGAAACAATCGAGCCGCTTACTATAGCCTACTGGCTGAAAGGTTTAGAAAAACCTATGCCATGGTCAATGGCATCGAAGACTACCCCGTTGATGAGCTAATCTCTATCCCCAATGAGCCTAAGTTGATCACCCAATTAAGTCAGCCTACCATTAAATATTCTGCTGGTAAAATTGTCCTGAGTGAGAAAAAGTTAATGGCTAGCAGTCCCGATGAGGCTGATAGTTTATGCTACTGCTTCAGTCAGGGGATTCCGACGGTTTGGTGGGACTAATGGTGTTGCCATGATAGAATCGACTATTTGATTTTTAGTTCTATTTTCTGCCCTTGATAAAAGATCAAAAAGTTCAAACATTTTTGCATTAAAGTCTCCAAGTTCTTCATCAAGTGGAACCAATACCTTAAACAGTTTGCCGTCAAATTTTTTAGACCATATTGCCAGTAATCCTAGGATTACCTTTTCTATTGTCCATTCATTGCGAGACAGGTATTGCTCTATTTTTTGAATAATCATAATGTTTTTACTAACCGTTAACCAATACTGGCTCAATCCAGGTGGTTTTATATTGGGGCTGTTCTCGACTCCCGTAGGGCTGTTGCCGCCAATGCCCTGACCGCCAATGGGTACGGGGGCTAGCATGAGTGCCAATGGGGTTATAGTCACGAATAACCTTGGGCTTGTAGCCTTCACCTATTACCTGAGGAACAATGATTTGCTTCGAGTTTTTGCCAAAGCCTTTGCTCTGGGGTGGAGTGTCAATTAATATAATTTCTTCCCCTTTATCGTGCATTGATTGCTGCCAAAGAAGAAAGTTAGATATCCAAAAAGATCCACCCTCAGACCCAGTGATTTGACGTTCATACGAGTCTTGGTTAAACGCATCGCTGAATATATCTATTGGATACTTCTCGTCGACGGGGATCCCCATAGATATATGACCGCACTCGTAGTGCTGTTTTTTGTAATCTCCTCCCATATGGGGGTAAACATAATATTGTATTGTTTTATTTACGACAGCAAAATAAGCAAATAAAATATTTCGATTATTCTTTACAGGGAAAACCAAAAATAACTCTGGGTAAAAAAAGTTATTTACTACATATTCCTTGGGGGGCTTAGTCATTGCAAGTGTTTCAAAAAGGCTTTGGTCAATGTACGCAATTTTCTTTGTTTTACTCGCTAATATTTCAGCTGTTTTTGCCGATGGATGTATTACAATATTTGAGTCAGGTTCGTTTATTTCTGCATTTTCTTTTTCGTAATGACTATATTTGATGAAACTTTTTGCTGGAGCTTTTAGAACCGCAGGTACAATCAATTCTTTGTTGCCCCAATTTTCCCCATCTACAAACTGAAGCATAAAGCAAGAAAACATTTGCTGGACACATTCTTTTAACTTGTAATACCCTCTCCTGTCCTTGATTTTTGGGTATTTAAAAAAAACATCTTTGACGGTTAAATTGTTGTCAATTGTGCCAACCTGATTCATAGATCCTCTATTTGTGTAGTAGTCAATGGGAAAAGTAGCCCCTCGACCACTAGGACGGGGGAGGCTCACTTGATAATCCTAAATCAGCCCTTCTTTTTTTGCTTGGGCTTTTAATCGCTTTATTTCCCGATCAATACAAGGACGGCTATCCCGGCTAGATGTTATCATCTCGTCAAATAAGCGATTCATTCTTTGGTTGTATTCTTGAGCAGTCATAATATTTACCTCGTTTGTGTAAGTTGAAACGTACCCCTAATGGTAGGGGTGGATACCCCTAAAACTCATCAGCATAGGGGAAACTTGCGACTCCAATGCACACCCAATCAGGATGTTGCTTAACAACATTCTCCACCGTCTGACCGGGCAATTGCCCCCTGTGAAGGATGCGGACGGTCTTGTAATCGTGCATCCAGCATTGATACTCTCGGCTGGATACAATGTCAATCTCCTTACTCCGAAAGTCAATCAGCGTAATTTCCAGTGGGCGGGCGGCGGTTGCAGTAGTCATGGGGTAATCTCCGTTTGTGTATGTAAATAGCATAACACAACTTTGTAGAAATGTGTGACACGCTATAAAAAATCCCCCTGGGGAGGGGGATAACCACACACAAAAGGAAACCTGTATTTCGGATTTATCGTTTGGATTTAAAGTCTTGCCCAATATTAATTAACCAACTTGACCGGCATGACCAGGTAGCTATAATCCCCGCCGTCAATAGGATTGACCACCACCGGCTGGGTTGGCTCATTCAGGTTAATCCTCACCTCATCCGCTGACATTGCCGCCAGTCCTTCCCGTAGATATTTGGTGTTAAAGCCCACGTCCAACGCTCCGCCCACTGCATCGGCAGGCACTAGGTCAGTACCATTACCAACGTCCTGGGATTCTACGCTAACCACCATGTCCGATTCCCGGATATTCACCTGGAGCAGATTATCCTTCTCACTGGACAGCACTGACACCCGGTCTAGGGCAGTCAATAACCGTTTTCTTCTTACAATCACTGTGCGGGCAAACTGGGCAGGGAACAATTGATTATAGGCAGGGTAGGCTCCCCCCAATACCCGGCAAGTCAGCTTGGTTGAGTCTGATTCAAACACTGCCTGGGTTTCATCAGCGGCAAAGTTGATCGTCTCCCCATCCAGTAATTTTTCCAGCCCTCGCAATGCCCGTCCCGGTAATGTGATGGCAAACTCCAAACTGCCTTCAATGGGCACAACCGCTTTGGCTAATCGATGTCCATCGGTGGCGGCAAACTCTAAATTACCATCCCCTCCTTTAATGTGAATTCCCGTTAATATTTGTTTCGTTTCTTCCGTGCTGGCGGCGAAGGCTGTTAATCTAATTCCCTCTTGCAAGGCATCTGCCGGAACGGATAGCAAGTCACCATCAACTTCTGGTAAAGCAGGAAAATCCTGACTTTCTAAACAGTTGATTTTAATCTCGCCACTGTCATATTTTATCGTAGCAATACTGCAAGTGTCCTTATATTTGCTAACAACAATATGTAGTACCCCGTCCACTTTAGAGACAATCTCAGTAAATATTTTGGCAGGGATGGCGATCGCCCCAGCCACCGTACCCGACGCTGGCAACATCACCTCAATGCCCAAGGATAGGTCAAACCCGGTCAGCACGACCGTTCCTTCCCCCACTTTGACCAGAACGCACCCTAACACTGGATGAGTTGGCCTAGCACTTACTGCCTTGCCCACCGCCCCTAAACCCTGCGCCAACTCTTTGGCATCAATCGAAAACTTCATAAGCGACCTGAAACTTGACCATCAATCATAAAAGCCGCCATAGCAAGCCCTCTACCCCCATCAGTAGCTCAAGCCTACCCTGTTAAGTACCTCTATAGAAGTCTTTATAGAACCACTTAATAAGTATTTATACTCACTGGCTAGTTGATGATGGGGGGGACTAAAATTGAGGGCATCGCTAGCCGTGGGGTACATTCACACCCATTAAGCGATGCTATAGAAGACTTTATAGAACCACTTAATGAGTATTTATGCTTAGACGATGGGGGCAGTTGGAGGAATTGTGCCAGGGGCGTTTGCCAAAGATATGGCTGGTGGGGGCAGTTGTCGATGGCGATCGCCTAACGTTTGAGATTGGCTACCTAGGGGACGGTTATGGCGGGCTAAAGGCGACGTTGGTGCCGGTGGGGGCTGCCAGTCCTCAGATTACGGTGGCGGTGCCCAGAGCAGTGCTTAATTTGCAGAATGGGGTCGTGCTGGCAAAAGGGGGCTTTTTTACAATTGAGGGTATTTCTGAGTAGGTCTTATGCTGGTAGCAACTAAAGAAGAATCTCCGTTGGTGGATTGGCTCAAGGAAAAATTGGTCGGGAAGCAGATTCCCTTTGCGTTGTTCAATTTTTACCCCACCGCCGAGAATGATTGGAGTGAGTACAAATCCGAAGAAGTGAGCGGATTAACTTTCCCTGTACTAAGAGAGTTAACCCAAAGTGAGCGGATTATTTTGGACACGATTGAAAATAACTCGGTCACTTCTACCCTGAAGCTTCAGGCAACTTTGCGGGAATTAGCTAAAGGCTTGGCGGTCTATTGGGACGATGTTACCGCCGAGATTGCCGGGGAGTTGGATAAGGAAGGGGAAGCCATTGCCACGGGTGAAAAGCTAAAGTCTGCGGCTAAAGGATTGGAGCAAAAGCGCAAGGCATTGGAAGGATTAAAAGCCCTCAAGCCCGTGCAGTTATCCCAGTATATTTTTGCGTCTCAATCTATCGAGTATGAGTTAATCAATGGCACCATCGCCTATCAAACATTTCAGTCTGAAAGCCTGGAGCAAATTGGCGCAGTGATCACCCTATCCAATGAGATGCAGGATAAAAGCTTCACTGACCTGGTGAAAGTGGGCTTTTTCCTGGGGAGCCGGGTGGGGTCTGAGTGGTTGGAGCCGCAACGGTTGAGCCGGTTAACCGAGTCTAAAGTCAAGGCGATCAATGAATTTATCCTGCGGGAAGCCAATGGCGGGGAACCGGTGGAAGAGATTGATACTGAGGTGGAAGTAGAGCCGGGAAAATAATCGAGCCGGACTACGCTAGGGAATATTGGGAAGTGCAAGCGGCTTTCCCCCAGGATGTCCGGTTCAACCATGAGAATTATGGGAGACAACCCCGCTGGTTAGTGCGTCAAGCATTGCAAGCAGGCTGTCAGAAACGGAACTTGGAGCAATATTCCCTGGCTAGATTTTTGCAAGTTTACACCGACGTTCACCGGGATCCAAACGCAGGGAAGTGGTCGCCCTTTGATAACTTTCTACCTCATCCCGTGCAGTGGAAGCAATATTCCAGTAATAGGGAGATTAGGGTCAGCGCCAAGGTTGCCCGGATAGTATTGCGACGTTACGAGAAATATGGCCCGGACTGTGTAATGACGTTTGAGCCTTATATTACTGACCTAATGGCTTGTTTATGATTGTGTATTAGTCACAATAAAATCACCAATGAAATCTAAAATTCACAAAACCTTCCTTGTTGTCAATGTCTTGTTGAATATCGTCTTTGTTACCATGGGAGCAATGTATTTAGCTGAACACCACACCGATATTATTAAGTTTGTTACCGGCAGGGAAATGTGATGAAATTAATTGTCAAACTTGAAATCGAATGTAGCGAAACCACTTGTTCAAGTGAGCGGGGGAAGTTTTTTTTGCTGGCTCAAAGTGGGGATAGCAGTATGCAACGCCATCGGGGTTGTATTCTCAAAAACTGCCTCCTAGTGTAAAACATCTTAGTTTTGTTTGTAACTTTAACTATGAAGCATTCAACGATTGATGATTTGCCCTTTACTGATGAGCAAAAAGCTGTGATTTTAGAATGGTTTGCCGACAAGGTTTGGCAGATTATTTTTGAGTCCACTGGGGATGACGCATATTACAAAAGCTATGATCCACTAAAGATTAAGCTTCAGGAAAAAGTTGCGATGTCCTATGTGCTTCACCTTGAGAATGGAACTACGCATCATCCATTTAAGGATTTGCAACACCTAGAAAGAATGCTGATTCAAGAAGCAGTGCAAGAACTAAAACTGCTTGAGGGTGAAGCTTAAAATAAACTAAGAATAGTCCCCTTTGGATTTTTATGAAATATTTTTTAGATACAGAATTCATTGAAGACGGCAAAACTATTGATTTAGTTTCAATTGGTATTGTTGCTGAAGATGGTCGGGAATTATATTTGCTAAATGCTTTTTGCAATCACGATAAAGCAAACGATTGGGTTCAAGAAAATGTATTAAAATATCTTCCCAAAAAGCATAAGGTTCCTCATTATATTTTTACTCTTCCCGCAAATTTATACGGACAATATTTATCTACAGGTTTAATAGCAAAAGCTGTTAAAGATTTCTGCGATCCTTCTGAGTATGGAGAACCTGAATTTTGGGGATATTATTCTGATTATGATTGGGTTGTTTTCTGTCAGCTATTTGGAACCATGATGGATTTGCCGTTAGGTTTTCCAATGTATTGTCGAGACATCAAGCAATTAGCTGATTCGTTTGCCAATCCAAATCTTCCCGAACAAAAAACGGGCGAACATAACGCATTAGAAGATGCCCGCTGGAATAAGCAGGCTTATGATCATTTGTCGGCGATCGCCAGGAAATATCTATGAAAATTGATGGGGACTGGTTTCCTATTGTTGCTTTGGTTCTGGGTGTTTTTGTGGGGGCATTGGCCATTTTTATCCCCACTGATGTTGAGCGTATTGAAGCTATTGCTTTCGCCACCAATTTAATTACCATGGCTGGCACCGCTTTTGGGTTAAGGGCCAAGTATGGCCACTATGACGAGGATTTATGAGTTATTCCCTCACATCCGAGGAGCAGGCTAAGGTTCGCTTCCATCTGGGCTATAACCTCTCCGTGCCAATGGAAGATCAGGCTCGGTTGTTTGTGGCGATGAATAATATTGCTGATGAGTGGACCCAGGGCAAAATTGGGGAGTTGATCGTTGCTTGTGATTCCGCCTTTTCCGTGTTGGGTCTTTCCGATGGGGACTTGCTCTCTAGTGCCGAGCTACAGGTTACGGGGGATACTGACCGGTCTACTACCCTGACTGAGCGTGACCCTTATTCCCGGCGGTTGCGTGCCTATGCTAATCAGTGCAGTTTCCTTGCCTTTACCCTGGGGGTGAGGAATTACCGTGATCCTGAGCAGGCGGGCCAGGGTTTTATTGACGGGCGGGCTTTGGTTCGGTCTATCCCCGTTTTGGAGGACTATGAGACCTCGCCTGAGTTAGATGAGCGGGATATTGCCAATCGGGATAGGGTAAACCATACCGGACTCCAGGCGATCGCTACCATTTCCGGGTTGCAGGATATTTTGGATACTCTCCATGCCTTTGCTTGGTTGCGGCAATGGGATTCTGAAACTATTTATTTTGTTGATGATGTGGTTTTTCATCAGGGGTCTAGTTACATTGCCCTTGCTGGAAATGTTGGTTCTGAGCCTCCTTCTGCTAATTGGGACTTACTTGCTCAGAAAGGTGATCAGGGTGATCAGGGCATTCAAGGGGAGCAGGGACCTGCTGGGGATTCTATAGTTGGACCCAAGGGTGATCAGGGAGATCCTGGTATTCAGGGCATTCAGGGCGAGCAGGGCATTCAAGGGGAGCCTGGGGAGAATGGGGTTGGTATTGTTTCCCAGTCCTATAATTACGCCACTGGCAGATTAACCCTTCATTTTTCCAATGGTAGTAGTTACGAAACTGGGGATTTAAGGGGAACTGTTGAATCTACTTCTGCTCTTATTCTCCCCAACAATTCACGCATCAATGGCGTTGAACACTTCTATCAATCCACTAAACCGACGGTAAGAGGCGATGGGAGTGCGTTAGTTGTTGGTGATAGGTGGTGGAAGATTAGTGAAGGGAATGAATGGTTTTGGAATGGAACTTATTGGCTAAGCTCTCAAGAATTTGTTTATAGCTGGGCGCAGATTGGGACTTGGAGTACAAGTGATACTTACAGGGGAAATGTTCCAAATGTTCCATTTTGGAATGATAGTTACCTTGGTAAATTGTTAACACATTACGAAATGAGCGTCTATTTTCCCTTTTCGACCAACTTACATCCAACTGGAGAAGGGGGCGCTGTTAACAGTACGGAAAATTATTGGGTCTTTCAGCTTTACGAGCGAAACAATACAGGCTCTGGAAATGTTTTAGCTACCCAAAATATCATTCTAGGTTCTACGCAAGGTACCACGAGAAGTGGTACGGCATATTTGCCGTATTACGGAAGTTTAAATGCAGTTTATAACCTTAGTGAAAATTTACCTTATGTAAGATTCACTTTTTTGCGGACTAGAGTTGGATCTCCACCTAACTTAGGAGATTCTTTTAACGGTACAAGCTTTTCTGTTATTTATCGTAATATTCATCCTTAGTTATGCAACGCAATTCAACCACTTTATTTTTAATTTCTCCAGGTGCTACTACTCCTATCCCATGGGTAAATGATGCACCTGACTTTTCTGCTTTCACCGAACCAACATTATCGGTATTAATTAATAGTTGGCAAACATTTGTGAATAGTGGACAGGAGTTAGAGGTAATAGCTGACCCTGAACCAATACCAGAGCCGGAACCTACACCTGATTGGAATCAGTTTTATGATGGACTTATTATGTCCAGCACTTATAACCACTTACTCCAATTAACAGCAGTTGCACCCAATATCACGGGAACAATTACTGCTATTGCTGTTGCTATTGTGCAGGGACAATTAGATCCAAGTAATCCCAATAGGTTGGCGGCATTGCAAGCAGCTATCAATGCAGTGCTGGTGGTGCTGACGATTATTGAACAACCGTTAACTACTGGGCAATTGGCGGAGGTTAGAGGATTGTTGGATAGCAATGGTTTTGAATCAGTTAGTTTGGGATAACTTATGGCCGTGGTGAGGGGCTAAAAAATGCTTGCTTCCTTTCACTTTCCCCTGCGCCAGGGGTGGGAGGGGTGCCGTAGGCAGTGCGTAGCACCGGAGCGAAGCGTAGCCCCGGACGACCCGACCCCCTCCTACCAGGGCGGCATTGGACTTGGGACTAAACTTTGGGGGGTGGCGCCCAGAAAAATCTTAAAAAATAAACCCCACAGATTGTTATGGTATTTACTGAGATTGGTTATCTTTCTACTGGTCAGTTTCAGGTTTTTGGACCCTATCAGCTTATTCCTGATACCAAGTTTATTGCCCTGCTTTACTTTACCGGGGATATTGATTTGTATGGTCGTTTTAATGCGGCTCCCACTACTTCGGTTTATGATGCTATTCGTAATTTTGGATCTGGCTTAGAATCATTATTCTTTGACTCTATTGATTTTGACGAAATTTATCTTGGTGTTAATGGTTGGTCTGCTGGTTCGTACTATTTATCTGTGGATCTGGGTTATGATTCTGCTCCCCCTGGGGAACTGGATTCTGCAAAAATATTTTTCCATCTTCGTCAAGTCGGTATATCTTTTACTGAAGATATTTTGGATAGGGATTTTTCTGATTCGGAAATTTCTTTGATTAATCAAATTGTTGCTAAGTGTGAGGTCGCTTTTAATAATCTTTCTCTGGAATCTGGTTCATTAATTGAAGTGAGTCGCCAAGAAACTCAACGGGATATATCCTCAACTGTTGGGTCTGTTACCACTAATTATGGTGATTTACTGAAGATTCAGTCTGTTAGGCCATCCTACCGGGAGCGCATTAGGGATTATCATTTGCAAGTGGAAAAATTGGCGATCGCCCTGGGTTTGTTATGAGAAAGCCTAAGCCTCCTGGTAAACCTGGTAAACCTTCTAGCCCTGGAGGTAAACCTCCGTCAAATTCTTTTTCTGAACCCCGCCTTGAGAGAACTGTTCCTTTTAGGCGTGCGGTGGATTGGGTTTACGACAAGGTTGATGGATTGCCTTTCCCTTCTACTGTTGGCTTTATTCTGGAGCTTTTTCGTCCTTATAACCAAGTCCTTTCTGAATTGTTGGATGATTCTCTGGAGTGGGTTCAGGATAGGTTTAAGGTTCCCGGACCTCCGCCATTGCCACCCCCTGGCTCTTTGCTTCCCCCGGAATTTGATAAGTTTCCTACCCGTCCTATGGCGGATGAATTTCGGGCCCTAGGTGGCCCCTTGGATGTTAACAGCAATCGTCATTTTTGTTGGCTCCAACGGCGTCGGTATGTGGATCATCGTCAACAGTGGGAGGCTAAGCAAATTTGTTTGGGCAATCATCCCCGGATTAAATATCTTGAGACTGAAGGGGGTCGGGATTATTTTTCCTATTGGGTATTCAATCGGGAAACTTGGGAATGGGACTTGAGGGTTGGCTCTGCTGGTATTCAAGTTACGGATGACTGGTGGCTTGATTGGCCCTGGGGTGGTGCTCCCCCGGATACTTCCGACTTGACCGCTGGACAATATATGATTACCTGGGCCACTTGGGCCGCTTACTTTCGGGTCTATGGCATTCCATCTGGGGAGGGCTGGGGCGGACTTAGTTGCAGTGGTAAGGAGGTTCCCTGCGAACTGGGAGATCATAAGGATTCATCCCTGGACTTAACTGGTTTTACTGGGGAGCCTGCGGGCTTTACTAATCCCTATGGCCCTGATGGATGTATGAGGGGTCAATCTCTTACTTTCCTTGCTACTTACTCTGGCTCTTTGCGCTTTGATGTTTATGCGGATTCTTATTTTAATCATGTGGTTGGCACTCGTCCTATCCTCTTTGTTTCATCTGTTTTTATAACCGGCACGTTTGACCTTTTTCGTTCTGTTTCTTCTGATTCCTATACATCTGGTGCTCTCACTTTTACCACCTACGATGTTTCCTTTCCTAGTATTACCGGTGGGACTGGCACTATTATTACTGGTGGATCTGATGATGTCGCAGATGGCCGATTATCTACTCGTATTGATGTTTATGATCTTGCTGATTCTCCTCCTACCTTGATTGGTTCCCATCCTTATTCAGTCTTTTAATGCCAACCCCCAACGACTAGAAGCCCGACGGAGGAGGGCCAACATAAAACCGGGGGCCAAAGTAATCATCCTAAGACTTCCTGGTACAGTTAAAGGCTTGCTCCGAAGTCAATTCTCCACAGTGGCGATCGCCTATTTATGAAACCCCCTTGTCTTGGTGGTAGCTCCTAACGGAATGCCAACCCCGACCGCTAGAAGTTCGCCGCATGGCGAACCAACATAAAACTCGGGGCTAGAATATTTCCCGCTCTGATTTCTGGATTTTGTTGAGGCTTGCTCTGTTATTTAATCCCCCCGTTGGTGATCGCCCATTGATTGCAAGTTCCTTTGTTGTTCATTTTTCTCGCTAAATGATTCTCAATATTTCATCTTGGCGATCGGCGACAGAACAAATATTAAATGGCAACCACAAAGTCAGTCCGACGGAGGAGGACCAATATTAAACGCCAACCATAAAGACTTCTGTCGCTTCCTGACTTAACGAATGACAGACAAACATTAAATGCCAACAACATAAAGAGTCGCTGAGTTTCAATGCTTTTCGTTCTCACAATTAATTTTGATGCGAAGCGACCAACATAAAATGGCAACGTCCTAAAAGTCTGTCGCAGTGGCAAGTACAACTCCGGTCAAGAATGCGTTGGCTCCCATCACTTGGCGATCGGTGATTCACTCCGGTTTTCGTCATTACTAAATTTCTCGTTCCCACAAACGGCGATCGGGGGCAATATGCGTGCTCATCGCCCGAGATGCGTTGACCTTGATGCGTGAGTGTTTTATATAACCCCCTTTTTTTTGTTTTGAAAGATCCCCCCAGGAGCTTTTGGCCGTTGGCTCTCAAAATTCTGGGTTAATTTTC